GGAGGACCAGGACCGCGTGCCCTATGCGACTTGGATAAAACAGGGCCATCTCCTCCGATTCGAAGGCAAGACGACGGACCCCGCCATCGTGGCGCGGCGCATCGCCGAGCTGCACGGTGAGTTCAACATCTTGAGTTTGGCCTATGACCGCTGGCGTATCGAGGACCTGCGCCGGGAGTTATCTACAGCCGGCTGCGACGTGCCCCTGGTCGCTCATGGGCAGGGTTTCCGTGACATGAGCGTGGCCGTTGATGTGCTGGAGCGCCTGGCGGTCGAGGGCAAGCTGCGCCACGGCGGGCATCCGTTGCTGCAATGGTGCGTGTCGAATGCGAAAACCACGAGCGACGCGGCTGGGAACCGCAAGCTGGATAAGTCGAAATCCACCGGCCGAATCGATGCGCTGGTGGCGCTGGCCATGGCCCTAGGCGTTGCCAGCCGGCACGAGACGGAGAAGCCCTGGAGCCCGATGTTGGAGATTGTCTAGCGGGATTCCTCAATTAACCGCCGGGCTTCTTTGAACACATCAGACCAACAGTCGGCGGCAGGGTCGAGCAACGTAAAAACGGCATCAGCAGCTGTAAGCAGCACTCTCGTCGGCTGGCCTGGCTCGCAGTCGCAGATGCCCCAATCGCATTTGGACATCGTTTTGGGGTTCTTCCAGTCAAGGTCTTGGACAGATTTGCCCCGCCATCGCGTTATTGCGATGACTCCGGCGACGCCAATCTTCGCTCTTTCTTCAGGCGGCAGGTCGAACGGCTCAAAGGGAAAATCCCCGTTCCAGGTGCTTCCGCAGCGAGTGCCCTCGGGGACTCGGTAAATTCGCGCTTTTAGATGGTGGTATGACCAGAAGCGGTTTGCGAACACGTGACGGGCCACGACTAAATGGCCGGCCTCGTGGACCGCCGCATTTTCCTGGTCGTGGGCTTCCTCTGGCGACATTGCCGCATTGATACCGGAGCGGTCCCGCCAACCACAGCCCCATGATTTAGGGTCCCGACTGCCCGCCGGCACAAAATGCAGGGCCCGCAATTGACAAATCCATCCAGGTGGTAGATATCTAAATCCGCACCACGTGGATGGATTCAATGGAAACCGCCCCACGACCGAAGAAAATTCGACCGGGTGAGGCTGCGGCCGCCATCGGCTCGACCTACAGCGCCGTCAGCCGTTGGATTTCCCGGTACGGAGACCGAGGCGTCAAGCCGAAGGCCGAACAGACAGACGGCTGGCTTGAATTCTCATTTGGCGACGTGGCCGCTCTAGCCATCACGCGCTACCTGGTCGATCTCGGGATGCCAGCGCACGGCGCGTTCTCCGTCGCAATGCGAATCGTAGAGCTGCGCTGGCCCGACCTCTTCAGCATCGACGAGCCGAAATGGACCCCGGATAAAGAAACCAGCCATATGTTTTTCTTCCTCAACCGTGAGGGCAATTGGGATTTTGGTTCTTTTGAGCGATGTGAAGCAGCGGACGTCCCGCAGGACTCGCGCGCACACATTATTCTCGCTGTTGGTCCCATTGTGAACGACGCATTCCGGGCACTTGAGGAAATGGGCCACGCTCGTCCCGCCATCAAAAAAGCTGCTGCTGAACAGGAGCGAGACGAGCTTGCTGAGAGCTTGGCGAAACAAATCAAGGAAAATGTCTCCGAGAGACTGAGAAAGGATTCACGATGAATACCATTCCATCGCTAAAAGAACAGTGCGCGATGAAAATCGCCGAGCTCCGCGCTATTGCCACGAAGGAAGCAAACGGCACTGCCATCGATGACAATGAGCGCACGCGCTTCAACGAGCTTGAGACCGAGCTGCGCACGCTCGATGAACGACTCCGGCACGCTGAAGTCGTGGCCGAATACGAGCGCCGTATGGACGGCCAGCCGATTACCGGCTCGGGAGACAATCGGCATTTCGAGACTGAATGCCGCAGCTACAGTCTGGTTCGGGCGATGGCTGCCCAAGCTGGACTCGACGTGGATGCTGGACGCGAGCGCGAAATCAGCCGCGAGCTTGCCAGGCGCTCCGGCCGCTCCCCGGAAGGAATCTTTGCGCCGACGCAAGTCTTCCTCGAACAGCGCGTGATGACGCCATCGGCCGGAGGTGTCGGCATTACTCCTGTCGATCCGCGTCCGGAAGCCTACATCGACATCCTGAGAGCGGCCATCGTCATCCGCCGACTGGGCGCGACGGTCCTCTCCAACCTCACCGGCAACGTCGAGATTGGGCGATTGGCAACCAGCGCGACGACGGGATGGGTGGCTGACAACAGCGCACTTAGCGCAAGCGACCAGGTGCATGAGAAAGTTACGCTGGCGCCCAAGCACGCCGGCGGCATCGTCGAATTCTCGCGCAGCATGCTGCTTCAAAGTAGCCCCGATATCGAAACGCTCGTGCGCCGCGACTTCGCGCAGGTGCTGGCGGCCGCTATCGATAGGGCGGCAATCCTCGGCGGCGGTTCTAACGAGCCCGTGGGCGTGCTGACGACGTCCGGCATCGGCGACGTGCCAGGCGGTACCAACGGCCTTGCGCCGACCTACGCCAATATCAGCGCCTTGATTGCTGCGGTTGCTAATTCCAATGCGCTGGGCGCCAATATGGCGTTTCTGACAAACACGAAAGTCAGCGGCAAGCTTCGTACCGTGCTCAAGTCGGCCACCGACACTTCCTCAAACTTCATTCTGACCTCACGCGACCACCTGCTTGATTATCCATACGTCGAGTCGAACTTGGTTCCATCCAATATCGTCAAAGGTACCTCCGGCGCGGTGTGCAGCGCGTTGATTTTCGCCAACTGGTCCGAGTTGTTGCTTGGCTACTGGAGCGAGCTGGATATTCTGGTCAATCCATATGAATCAACGGCTTTTTCGAAAGGAAATATTCAAGTCAGGGCGATGAGCACCTGTGACGTGCAGCTGCGCCATCCGCTTAGCTTTGCCGCCACCAAAGACATACTGACGACCTGATGGAGGCGAGCATGGCCAAGGTCGAGCGACTTATCACACAACCGGACGGGCGCTTGCTTGTCGTGCTCGTCGATGAGGAGGAGCCGGTCGCCACTCCTCATCAGCCTCCTCGAAAATCTGAGCCGCAAGCTGCTACTGCGAAACGTATTCCAACAAAGGTGAGACGCGGCAAGTGAGCACAGAGCGCCGCTCAGTGCAGACAGAGCTTCGCGCCAAGGGGCGCAAGCTGGAAGGCTATGCAGCGGTCTTCGACACGCGCGCTGACCTCGGCAGCTTCACCGAAGTCATCAAGCCGGGTGCGTTCACTGATTCGCTCGGCGACGACATCCTCGGCTTGATTGACCATGACCGCAGCCGGCTTTTGGCCAGGACCAAAAACAAAACGCTGCGTCTAGCCGAGGATAGTCGCGGCCTCCAATTCGAAATCGACGTGCCCGACACGTCGGCGGGTAGAGATATCCTGACCCTAGCCGAGCGTGGTGACCTCGGCGGCGCATCCTTTGGCTTCACGGTCGCGAAGGATGGCGAGACCTGGAAGGGCACGACACGCGAGCTGCGCGCCGTACAGTTGCACGAGATTTCCGTCGTGCAGGCTTGGCCCGCGTATGAGGGCACCGTGGTGAGTGCCCGCGCCAAGGTCATGGGAGAGCCGCTGAGCCGCCGCCTAGCGCGCGTCTATCTCGAGCTGCTGAGGTAGGCCATGGGCTTCCTCGCGCGACTGTTGGGCATGGAGACCCGGCTGCAGCCTGATCTGGGCTGGTGGAACTGGAACTTGATGCGGCAAGGCATTGTCCATGCCAGTCCGGATTCCGTGCTGAGCAATTTGGCCGTCGCGGCAAGGTGCGTGGCGCTGCGCTCGGAACTGCTCGCATCGGTGCCGCTGTTTTTGTTCCGCCGTACGGCTAACGGCGGCCGCGAGAAAGCCGACGATAACGCGCTTTATGGCGCTTTGCACGACATCGCCAACCCACTGCAGTCCGCATTCGAATTCCGCGAATTTCTTATCCGCAGCTTGGACCTCACGGGCAATGCATATGCCCGCGTCGAGAGAAACCAGCGTGGCCAGGTCGTTGCCTTGTGGCCCTTCAATCCATCCGACGTTGAAATCGAGCAGCTGCCGAGCGGGCGGCTCAGATATCGCGTATGGCCGGCTCGAGGTGCGGCCGAGATTTTGCTCATGGAGGACATGCTACATGTTCGTGGCCCTAGCCGCGATGGCATTACAGGCATGTCACCGATTCACGTCGCTCGAGGTGCGCTTTCTTTGGCGCTGACAAACGCGCAGGCGGCGGAAACGCTTTCGGCCAACGGGTTGCGGCCATCGGGCATGGTCGCCTTTGCCGAGCGATTGACCAAGGAGCAGAAGGACGAATTCCGCGAAAGCATGCGCCAAGTGTATGGCGGGCCCGAGAATGCAGGCAAGATGCTGGTCATCGATGGGGGCGCGAAGTTTGATAAGACCGCATTCAGTCCTGAGGATGCGGAATTCCTTGATAGCAGGAAACTATCCAACCTGGATTGCGCTCGCATCTTCGGAATCCCGCCGACCTGCGCCGGAATTCCCGACCAGGCGACCTATTCGAACACCGAACAGGAAGCGCGGGCGCTGGTACAGAATGCATTAGGTCCGCTTGCGAAACGTATTGAGATGGCGATGGCGCGATGTTTGCTGACCGATGTGGGTAGGCGCACGCTGTACGTCGAACATGACCTCGACGGCTTGCTGCGGGGTGACGTGACTGCTCGTTTCAACGTCTACAGGGTTGCGCGAGAGATTGGCGCATATTCTGCGAACGATATTCGAAGGTTCGAAAACGAAAGCCCCATCGGCCCCGAGGGCGACACCTACCAGCAACCAGCAAATTGGATTCCGCTCGGCACCACCGCGCCAGCCGCGCCTGCGGGGAAGGTGTGAGCATGTCACGCGGGCCGAGCTCATTCAAACAGGCTGACCTGGCTCGCGCATTGCGTGCTGCCAAGGCTGCCGGCCAGTCCGTGTGCCGTTATGAAATTACTGCCGATGGCACAATTCGCGTGTTCATCGGAGAGCCCGACCGACCCGAGTATTCGACGCAACCAGGGACAAGCAACGGGGCAAACGAATGGGATGGCGCATGAAAGTACTTCGCTACGTCAACGCGGTTCACAAGCACGGCGTGACGTATTTCTATTTCCGCCGTCCTGGCTTTAGGCGCATGCGGCTGCCTGGCCTGTTTGGTTCCACCGAATTCATGGAAGCGTATCAAGCTGCGTTGGCGGACACGCCGAAGGAGATAGGTGCAAGCGTCACCGTGCCCGGCACCGTGAACGCAGCCATCGTGGCATTCTACAAGAGCAACGGATTCACCAAGAACAAGCCCATCACCCAGCAGACGGACCGCAACATCTTCGAGGCCTTTCGCCGCCAGCACGGGGACAAGCGCGTTGCTCTGCTGGAACGCAGGCACGTTCTGTCCATGCTCGATGACAAGAGCGGCAAGCCTTCGGCGCAACGAAACCTGTTGCGGGTGCTGCGGGTGCTGATGGCGTTCTGCGTCGAGCGCGGCATGCGGCCGGACAATCCCGCGCTCGGCATCAAGCTGAAGAGCAAGCCGACGGGCGGCTATCACAGCTGGACCGAGGAGGAACTTCGCCAGTTCGAGGCGCGGCATCCAATCGGCACGAAGGCGCGGCTTGCACTGGGGCTGTTGCTCTACACCGCGCAAAGGCGCGGTGACGTGGTGCGGCTCGGTGCGCCGAATGTGCGCGAGGGGCGGCTGTACTTCACGCAGTCGAAGACTGGCACGGAAATGAATATCCCGCTGGTCGAGCCTCTCGCGGAAATCATCGCAGCAACTCCGATGGTCGGCGTGAAGACCTTCCTCGTCACCGAGTATGGCCGACCGTTCAGTGCACCTGGTTTTGGGAATTGGTTTCGCGACCGTTGCAACGAGGCGGGCTTGGCGCATTGCACGGCGCATGGGCTGCGCAAAGCATTCCTCCGGCGCATGGCCGAAGCGGGCTGCTCGGAGGAGTTCATTGCCAGCGTGAGCGGCCACAGGGATATGCGCGAGATCCGCGTCTACACCGCCAAGGCCAACAAGGCGCGCATGGCCGATGAGGGCATGGCCGCCACGTTGGCGCGGTTTCCAGGAAAAGTCTGACTATCAACTGCCAAACCAAAGGAGGCAAAAGTGCCAACCCAGGCAGCTGCGTTTCATAAGACCTTGAAGCACAAGGGAGAAACTAACATGGCCCGACGGCGGGTGGCGGGAGCGACGGGACTCGAACCCGCGGCCTCCGGCGTGACAGGCCGGCGCTCTAACCAACTGAGCTACGCCCCCGCGGGGATGCTGCGGACTTAAATGTCGCCCCTAGCCAAGTCAAGGCGCGGTGGCGGATTCCGCCCCGTCGCGCTCGCTGCTCCAACGGTGCGGAAGAGTTCATAATAGCCAATACTCGGCCGCCGGATACTTGGCAGCACGCTCGCCATCGATCGATGCGACCATGACCGACCTGCCACCCCTGGAAGATGCGTCGCTTCCCGCCGGCATCCGTGCCCGCGTCGTGCCCGACATCAATGGCCTGCGGATGCACGTGCTGGAGGCCGGGTTTGAGGCCGAGGGCCGCCCTTGCG